CATAAGTGTAAAAAGAAAGGAGATAAAAATGCCTTATCGAACTAGTGAAAAAGGCGTGATGCACTATTGTCACCGCTGCGATGAAAAGATATTCCTGAAGTACGTCGGAAAGGGCGAAACCGACGGCGGTTATACCACATGGGATAAGTACGAAGAACTGCCGGACGGGTGGCTGTACGAGACCGAATTTGGATATTTGTGTCCGAGGTGTGCGAGGGAATTCAAGATCATGATGACGAACTTCTTCAACGGTGACATCATTGCGAAATGGCGCATCGACACGGAGGTGAAATAATGAAGAAGACAATCGAACTAACCTGTGCTACTTGCGGCGGGAAGTTCACTGCCGAAGCAGATTATATTTGTCCGGGCGTTAACGGATTCGTAAATACGAAAAACGGCGAGCAAGTCACTTTCATTGACCCGACGGCAGAACACCACTGCGAAACCTGTATTCAAGAGGCCCTCAATACGGCTGTGAAAGGAGACCTGCGATGACCATAAAAGAAGTCATTGACCTTTTTAACTCTGTGTATGGGTCGACATACACGTTATACACGTTATCGTGTTATATTTCAGGATGTCTTGGTAAAGCAGGTCTGTCATACGAAGGCCCGCTTATAAAAGATGTTATTCTCGTAAACGGTAAAGACATGTCTTCCGTGCAGGTATATGAATACCACATTTCGGTGTATCCTAGTGAGCAGGCGGCCAAGATATATATCCATTTTTGAGAGGTGATGGCGCATGGGTATATCCTTACGAGATTACCAGCTTAGTGCTATAAAGCAAATGCGAAACGGCTGCATATTGTGTGGCGGTGTGGGTTCAGGCAAGTCCCGTACCTCACTCGCTTACTACTACTTGCAGCAGGGAGGCGAACTTGGTACGGACGAATACGTTCCTATGGACGACACAAGTATCAAGGACCTTTATATTATCACAACTGCTCGAAAGCGTGACACCTGTGAGTGGGATGGCGAGATGGCTCCATTCCTACTGTCTAGACACCCCGACATCAATCTCTATCGCAACAAAGTTGTTGTAGATAGCTGGAACAACATTGGAAAGTATGCGGACGTCAAAGATGCGTTCTTTATATTTGATGAGCAGCGAGTAATCGGTTATGGTGCTTGGACAAAAGCCTTTCTGAAGATTGCAAAGTTCAACGATTGGATTCTTCTGTCTGCCACACCCGGTGACACTTGGCTCGATTATATTCCTGTGTTCATAGCAAATGGCTTCTACAAGAACAAAACAGAATTCATACGTGAGCATGTGATATATTCTCGGTTCAGTAAGTTCCCCAAAGTTGACCGATACGTTAACACAGGACGGCTAATACGACTGAGAAACCGCATACTTGTGGACATGGACTTCCAGCGTCAGACGGTCTCCCATCACGAGGACGTCTATTGCAACTATGATATTCCGACGTATAAGGATACTATGCGAAACCGCTGGGATCCTTACAGAAACGAGCCTATCATCAATGCAAGCGGTCTTTGTTATATTCTCCGAAGAATTGTCAACTCAGACGAGTCCAGGCAAGTTAAGCTTCTCGAGATTATCGAAGACCATCCTAGAGCTATTATATTCTACAATTTCGATTACGAAAGAGACATTCTTTTGAATCTTTACTACGGTGAAGATTTCGAGATTGCAGAATGGTCCGGTCACGCTCATCAGCCTATACCTGATAGTAAGAAGTGGATATATTTGGTTCAGTACACAGCTGGTAATGAGGGATGGAATTGCATCAAGACTGACACGATTATATTCTACTCTCAGAACTACAGCTATAAGGTCATGCAGCAAGCAGCCGGACGCATTGACAGGCTTAACACCCCATTTCACGATTTATATTACTACCATCTCAAAACTCGTTCTGGAATCGACTTGGCTATCAGTAAAGCACTGAAAGAAAAAAAGAAGTTCAATGAAACGAGATTTGTATCCTGGGCTACATAGCTCGCGCCTCCTGCATCTCCTATTATGAAAGGAGTGGATCGGTATGATCTATAAATTAAAAAGATTATATTTAGACGCAATGTTCGAACTTTATGGAATGCTTCATAAATGGTTCATTAACAGGGCTCGCAAGTGCCTTGAGAATGGCAAACCCGAAGCATTCGACTACTGGGCGCACAAAGCAGAAAAATGTATTGATGAGAGAGAATACATACTGGAGCGACTATTTACATGAAAAAGAGCAAAGGGCTTACACGGCCCTTTCGCTTTTATATTTTAACACAAAGGAGAAAAACAAATGAAAATCGTAAACTCTTCCCACGAAATCTGGCAGCGTCCCAGCACAGATGAGGCTGATATTCTGCGGTTCCTCGAAAAGGTTGGTCGGGTCTGCTACAAGTCCGAGGACAAGATTACAGACGACTCGGCTGAAACATTCGTAGCCAACATCATCAAGCGAAACCACGGAGCTATCCTCGAGCATGCGTCCCTGATGTTCCAGGTAAGCCTCGACACCTTCGCTGCTGTGAAGAAGGAAGTTGGATATTTGGAGCATAACTGCGGCTTCAAGTCCTTCCTGCGGTTCACCACCAATATGCATGATCAATACGGTATCATCTCTGGTAACGTTCGAGCATGGCGTGACTTCATCGATGCGAACATCGAGTGGATTGGCCTGGTGCCTACGTATATGTACAGCGTCATCCATGACTATCCCCGGCTGTTTCCAGAGTATGCCAACGGTATCAATGAGCTATTCATTGACCTGTTCCGCGAATTCGAGCCTATCACCGTAAATGACCTGAAGACCGAGCATGAGCATTTGGTCCATCAAGATATTACGATGAAGTTCGTTTGTGACCGCGGTGTTACTCATGAGATGGTCCGTCATCGTCCCGCAAGCTACGCTCAGGAAAGCACTCGGTACTGCAACTACTCCGGCGACAAGTTCAGTAACGAGATTACGGTTGTTGCTCCCTCCTGGTGCGAGGTCGGCTCCGAGGCTTATAACGAGTGGAAGGCATCCTGCGAAAACGCAGAAACCCGTTATATTTGGATGACCCAGCAACTCGGTTGCACTCCTCAGGAAGCTCGGTCTGTTCTGCCTACCAGCACCAAGGCAGAAATCGTTATGACAGCTCCTGTGAGCGAGTATCGGCATTTCTTCGGGCTTCGGACTTCCACGGCAGCTCACCCTGATATTCGTGCGCTCACTATCCCTGCCCTGGCATCTGTGAAGAATGACCCCTGTGCTGGCCTGTTCTTCGGCGACATCTAAGTTATGGAAACAATTTATATTTAAAAAGGAGAAAAAAATATGGCTATCGGTATTATTGCAGGCATCATCATCTTTGTGCTTATGGTAGTGAGCTTCAGCGTGGCTGGCTCTTCGTTCGAAAATGACAAGTCTGTCCAAGGTGCTATCGCTGTCTTAGTCGGCATTGCGCTTGTCATCTCTTTCGTCGTCGTGCCCTTCAGTTTTCATACGGTCAGCTCCGGCCAAATCGCCGTAGTCAAGCATCTCGGTAAAATCGAAGATGTGCGGACTGCTGGTACTCACTATGATCTGTGGGTCACAAATAAGTATATTAAGTACGACTCCAAGGTTCAGAATCTCGAAATCGTTACTGCGGCATATTCTTCTGACGCTCAGCCCATGGACATCAGTATGAACATTCAGTACCAGATTCTCAGCGATAAGGTTATTGATATTGCTACTCAGTACGGTAAGCTTGATGCCCTCGAGAATCGTATTCAGTCAATTGCTGTTGAGAAGGCTAAGTCTGTTCTGTCTTCCCATAAGGCTATGGATATTATCGCAAATCGTGCTGCTATTTCCCCTGCAGTCGAGGACGTTATTAAAGAAGCTGTTGGCGAAGAATACTACGTCAATATTGTAACCATCGTCCTCACAAATATCGATTTCAGCGATGCATTTGAGAAGGCTGTTGAGGATAAAATGATTGCTGAGCAGTCCAAGCTGAAGGCAGATTATGAGAACCAGACTAAGGTGGCCAAAGCGGAGGCGGACGCAGAGGCTAAGCTGAAAGCTGCTCTGGCCGAGATCGAAATTGCAAAAGCAGAAGCTGAGGCCCTTATGATCGCTGCCCAGGCTGAAGCAGATGCGAATAAAATCGTGAATGACTCTATCACCGATAAGATTCTCGAGAAAGCTGTTATTGATGCTTGGGACGGCGAGATGCCAGATGTTGTTGGTAACGGCGATTATATTCTGCCTTCCGACCTGTTGGATTAATAGCTAACTTTGCTTTACATTTGAAAGGAGAAAAATTATGTATACACTCGAACACAAGGTCGACCTCATCATGAACTATATCGTCACTTCTGACAAGGCTCGGAAGAACGAGCTTAAGAAGGCTATAATTGAAGCTCTCAATTCCGAAGTAGCGCCCGGCGCCAGCCGTGAAGACACGATTATCGAGATCCGCATCATGGATATTCTCAAGAAGGTCGGAATGCCCCCTAGCCTGATCGGCCACAACTATGCTGTCCAGGCGGTTAAGTTCGCCATCGCTGACCCCAGCTATCTCCGAGATATTACCAAGCGTCTGTATCCAGACATTGCAGTCATGTATGGCACCACTCCGAGCAGAGTCGAACGGGCAATCCGCCATGCCATCGAGGTTGTCTTCGACCGGGGCGATATGGATTATATTGTCAGCGTGTTCGGCAATACTATGGCTACTGCCAAGGGCAAGCTGACCAATAGTGAATTCGTAGCTGCTGTCACCAATGAGGTTGTCAACGCCATGAAAGCCGAGAGTATTCGTTAAAGGAGGGATAGTCAGTGGATGTTACTGATTCCGTAATTGTGGCATACGATCGCAAAGGAGATAATGCGATTCTTATTGTCGGCAAGAAAAACCCTAAACAGGATGTGGCTATCGTCAATGCATTCCAGGGCGACGAGGCAACCGAGCTTTGGAAGAAGCTGATTGCTAAGGAGGCTTGATATTTATGGCGGATGCTAAAAGCTGCGATAGATGCGGCAAATTCTACAACAAAAATCTGACAAGTCCGTTGTTCGGCGATACACGCTCCAATCTGGAGATTCTCAATCGTCCGTTCGGGAGATATACAGTCGCCGTTATCAGAGATGGCCTCAATACGGCTAAGGCGTTTGACCTGTGCGATTATTGTTTGGGAGCATTCCAACAGTTCATGAACATCGCTGGAATTTATGACGAAAAGGAGGAAACGAATAATGGAAAAGAAACCGTACAATCCTGTGGCGGAAGCTTATAAGCTCGTCGTCGGTTTCCATTATCATGGAAAGACTACGGACTTCGACGAGATTATTGGATATTTGGGCGAGGCCCTGGATGATGATCCCGAGTATGCTATCGACGAGACTGCTGAGAAAGAGCTGGCCAATGATATTCCGCCCGAGTGGCCTAAGGAGAACCCTCACATTCCGGATTCTGTTAAAGAAGCAGCTTACCGAATGGCCGAACGCTTGAAGGCGGCCGCATATGAACACTCTGGCGAACCTATCGCCAAGGTAAAAGATATTATCGAAGAAGACGGAGGAATTACTGTTGTGATTGAACCTAATAAAGCGCAACCCGTCAATAATGAAGAAGACGCAGCAAAGGGCGTTGTCAGACGTTCCGGTCGATACCCTTGGGGTACTGGTGATATTTCTCATGAAGAAAAAAGTGAGGATGCTGCGGAATTCCTGAACAAGACCATGCACATCAAAGATTCCGGCGACCGTACCCAGTTCGAAAGCGGCGCCGTACGTGATATGCGTGAGGGTAAGGGTCGGTGCGACTTGATGCCGCTGGAGGTTGTTGCACGGTTGTTTAATGAGGAATTATTCGAGCCGGACCGAATCTTGGATGCTATTGGATATTTCCAATATACGATGAATACCGGTTACCTGTACAGAGCGCTTATCAAATTCTGCGAAAAACAGTACCATGGCTTCGCTCCTACTATGCTCCTCGAGGTCGCCAAGCACTTTGAAGAGGGTGCGAGGAAATACGGTGAGAACAATTGGCAGAAGGGTATTCCTGTTCACTGTTATATCGACTCTGCTGTACGTCACTACCTGAAGTGGCTGCGTGGGGATACGGACGAGCCTCATGACCGTGCTTTCGTTTGGAACCTGATGTGCTGCATTTGGGAGGTGGATTATCACCATGCTGATGTGCAGTAAAAGCGATACCTGCGCTAATTACGGCGATCGGTGTAGTGATTGCGTCGTGATTGCTAGTCCTTACGACGAGACTCCTTACTACGTCGAGAAGCGTGACAAGAAGGTTAAGTTCAAGATATTCTTCGGCGGCCAGTCGGGAACTCGAGCAGATAGCAAGTTGAATGAGTGGCTGAAACAAAATCCGAACGTGCGAGTTGTCGGCTATCAGTACCAGGCCACTCAGGTTGGGCATTCCATCTGTATCATGTATGAGGAGGAGTCCGAATGATATTTTGGTCTATCGTGCTGTTTTATTTACTGGTTGCTGTTGACGGACCCAAGTGGATGGCGTTGTTAATCCTCTTTGGGGCTTTGATTATGCACGATTACAAGTAATTGCGAATAGGAGGTCCCATATGAATGGCTAATGATGATAGAGAACTCAAACGTAACGCTTCTGGATATTTTGACCCGACGGCGTACGAAGCAATCAAGAACGTTGAAAGCGAAAACGAACGCCTTCAGAAGCTGCTGACCGTGATATTTTCTGCGTGCGACCTTGCTGGGTTTCATGTCGAGGAGCGTATAGTTCTTAAAGACAGGAGAACTGGAAAAATTTATCGCTAAAATCGCACGTCCCTTTATGAAGAGAAACATTCGAAAGGGGATTATAACAAATGGGTACTATGTGTTCTGTTGTAACAGAAAAGGGGTTCGTTACTTTTGACATTGATGTCGGATCTGACGGGAGACCAATTTATATTGTGTCTTGTTGGGACGGCGTTAAATGGCAATATTCGCGATACCGGAAATTCAAACCAGCGCGGAATACTTTTAAGTTAGTAAGTAGAATGATCTAACGACTGAGGGGCTCGAGTTAAAAACTTGGGCTCCTCATTTATATTTTTGAAAGGAGACACTTATGCTTGATTTGATCCGTCGAGAAGACGCTATCAATGAAATCGAGAATGCCTACGTACGAGTGGCTGGAGGGCGGCTCGGCAAGTGTATTCTCACTGAGTATACCAACCAATGCCGTAAGACCTTCTCTGAGGCCGTACGTGCCCTTCCAGCGGTCGAAAACGTAGAACACGTAAGGCACGGTAAATGGATATTTGTCGGTAAGACGAAGGGCGGTAGCCGTATCACAAGGTGTTCGTACTGCGGCGAAGAGGGAACGAATCGCGCCAAGTCAAAGTTCTGTAGGGACTGCGGTGCGAAGATGGATTTGGAGGAGATCGAGGAACTCATTACAGACTGCAAGGGGGAGATTGGCGATGCAGAACACTAAAGAAAAAATGGGCAAGGGCGTTAGGTTCGAACGCATCCGGCGTATCACTGGATATTTGGTAGGAACCATGGATAAGTGGAACAACGCCAAGAAAGCCGAAGAACGTGACCGTGTTAAGCATAGTGTTGACAAGAAAATTTGAAAAAATTTTGAGCCCACTTTTAAAACTTGGGCTCTTAATTTTGCTAGTTTGCCAAATGGAAAGTGGGCTTTTGGCCAGTTTTGTAGAGTTTTCGGACGATGAAATACGAGTTTGCCAAATGGAAAGCGGGTTTTTGCCCACTTTTTGTGGGTTTTTGCCCACTTTTGGAAGATGAAAGTGGGCTTTCCAAATGGCAAGTTCGGTTGCAAAAACAGTGATTTTGGCTGTAAAAACGGCTAAAAACGGTCGATTTTGGGGTATTTTTACCATTTTTTGGTAAACTTGCCAAATGGAAAGCGACTTTTGCCCACTTGCCCACTTTTTTTCTTATGTAAATGTGATAAAAAGTTTAATAAAAATAAAAGAGTTTGCAAATAAAAGCGGGCAAATGGGCTTGAGCGTTTTTAGTGAATTTTTGGCTGAGTAATCGAAGGAGACGGACGACTGTACAAGCCACGACGAATGGAAGGCGGATTGATATTTTTGACTGAGAAAGAATGGCGATTGAAGTTCGCCAACAAAGTGCTTAGCAAGATGAAAAACCTTGGGATTACCCAAAGAGAGCTTGCTGCTATGGCTAGCATACCCGAGTGCAATCTTAGCAGATATTTGAAACGTACTCGTACGCCTAAAGCGGACATCATAGCAAACCTGGCGAGAGCTCTAGAATGTAGTGTGGCCGAACTCATCCAATTCGGAGAGATGGTCACGCATTGATATTTTCGGGCGCGCGAAAAAAACATGCCCTTTTATGAAGAGAGAGGTAGAGTAGGCTTTACTTAAAGCACTACATCCTCTTTTGCGTTTTGCTAATTTACGAAAGGAGGTCCATTGATATTTTAGAGAACAGATTTAAAACCAAACTGTGCGGTGAGCTTAAGGAAATGTTTCCAGGCTGCATCATCATCCACACCGATCCTAATGAGATGCAGGGTTTGCCCGACTTGATAATTCTCTATGAAGACAAATGGGCAGCCCTTGAAGGAAAGCGTAGCGCTAACGCAAGCCACCGTCCTAATCAGGACTATTACGTGGACCTCATGAATCGCATGTCTTTCGCAGCTTTCATTTATCCTGAAAACAAGGAGGAGGTCCTTTATGAACTTTCACAATCACTACGACCTAGTGGGTCAACACGCATTTCTAGGCGCTAGTAAATACCATTGGATTAATTACGATGAGGAAAAACTCAAAACATCGTATTTGAACCATATGGCTGCTCAGAAAGGAACTGTGCTTCATGACTTTGCGGCTCAGTGTATCAGACTCGGACAGAAGCTTCCTAAGTCTAATAAGACACTGAACATGTATGTCAATGACGCCATCGGATTCAAGATGACCCCCGAGCAGCCTCTTGTATATTCCGAGAACTGCTTTGGAACCGCAGACGCTATCTCTTTCAGAAAGAATCTTCTGAGAATCCACGATTACAAATCTGGAGTAGTTCCGGCTCATATGGAACAGCTCGAGATCTATGCGGCGCTGTTCTGTTTGGAATACAACATCAAACCCGGCGAGATTGATATTGACCTTAGAATCTACCAATCTGACAACATTGAGGAAGAGCAGCCTACTGCTGACATCATTCTTCCTATCATGGACAAAATCATCACATTCGACAAGCTGATTACAAAACTAAAATTCGAGGAGGGCTAACCTATGGGCTATGAAGTTAAACCGTCCTTGGACGAGTTAATGCATTATGGCGTGAAAAGACGTTCTGGACGATATCCTTATGGCTCTGGCGAAAACCCTTATCAGCATAGCGGCGATTTTCTCGCTCGTGTCGAAGAGCTGAAAAAAGAAGGTCTTAGTGAAACCGAGATTGCTAAATCCTTGGGTATGACCACGACTCAGTACAGAACTCAGAAATCCTTAGCAAAGGACGAGCGAAGAGCTATTGAGGTCGCTACTGCAAAAGACCTTCGTGAAAAAGGATATTCTCTGAACGAGATTGCTGAAAAGATGGGTTACGAAAATGATTCTTCTATTCGATCTTTGCTCAACGAGAAGTCCGAAGCTCGTATGAACCAGGCCAAGACAACTGCCGACTATCTCAAAAAGGTGGTCGATGAAAAAGGTATGGTCGACGTCGGTACTGGTGTTGAGCGGGAGCTCGGCGTTTCCAAAGAGAAGCTTAACCAGGCCCTTGATATTTTGGAATCTGAAGGTTACCACGTCTATAAAGGTGGTGTTCCTCAGGTTACCAACCCTGGTAAGCAGACTAATCTTAAAGTTCTCTGCCCTCCTGGCACCGAGCATAAAGATATTTACAATTTCGAGAACATTCACTCTGTCAAGGACTACAATCAGATTCTGACAGAAGACGGAACCAAAATCAGACCCGCATTCGAGTACCCCGCAAGTATGGATTCTAGCCGTTTAAAGATCTGCTATGCAGAAGAAGGCGGTATTCATAAGGATGGCGTTATCGAAATCAGGCGAGGTGTTGAGGACCTGTCCTTGGGCAACTCCAATTACGCTCAGGTTCGAATCCTCGTCGACGGCGATAGATATTTGAAGGGCATGGCTGTCTATGCTGACGACCTTCCCGACGGCATTGATATTCGGTTCAACACCAATAAGTCTTCCGATGTCCCTATGAGAGATGTCCTGAAGAAGGTTAAGAATGACCCCGACAATCCGTTCGGTTCCCTTATCAAAGAACATGGTGGTCAGAGTTACTACGACGATCCCAATGGTAAGTATATTGATCCAGTTACCGGCAAGAAGCAGTCTTTGTCCCTTATCAACAAGAGAGCCGAAGAAGGTGACTGGGGTGAATGGGCCGACAAACTTCCTTCTCAGTTCCTGGCCAAGCAGAGCAAGTCCCTCATTGACAAACAGCTTGGATTGGCTGCAGCTGATAAGCAGGCTGAGTTTGACGAGATTTGTTCTCTTACTAACCCTACCGTAAAGAAGGCCCTGCTTCAGTCTTTCGCTGACGATTGCGATTCTGCGGCAGTTCATCTTCAGGCAGCGGCACTTCCTAGGCAGAAGTATCAGGTAATTCTTCCTGTCAATTCCTTGAGAGATAACGAGATCTATGCCCCCAACTACAAGAATGGCGAACAGGTCGCCCTCGTTAGATATCCTCACGGCGGAACGTTTGAAATTCCTATTCTGACAGTTAACAACAAGCATCCCGATGCTAAGAATATGCTCGGCAATGCCGCTGATGCTGTCGGCATCAATAGTAAAGTTGCAGAGCGTCTGTCTGGAGCCGACTTCGATGGTGATACCGTAATGGTCATCCCTACTGGCGGCAAAATCAAAATTACCTCCACCCCTCCGTTGAAAGGTCTTGAAGGGTTCGATCCTAAAATGGAATATCCTGAACGTCCCGGAATGAAGTATATGAAAAATACTCAGACCGAGATGGGAAAGATATCTAACCTTATCACAGACATGACCTTGAAAGGCGCTACTCAGAGTGAACTTGCGAGAGCGGTTCGTCATAGCATGGTCGTCATTGATGCAGAAAAGCATAAGCTTGACTATAAGCAGAGCGAAATCGACAATGATATTCTCTCTCTTAAGCAGAAGTATCAGGCTCACGCAGATGACGATGGTTACGGTGGAGCTGCTACGTTGCTGTCTAGAGCCAAATCCGAAACCTCTGTACCAAAGCGTAAAGGCAGTCCGATTATCGACCCCGAAACAGGCGAACAGTCTTGGAAGACCGCGGATGACCTTACTTACGTCGATAAGAAGACCGGAAAGGTGAAGACACGAACACAGCCTAGCACCAAGATGGCAGAAGCTAAAGATGCATATGAGCTTGTGTCTGATATGGACAACCTTAAGGAAATTGCTTACGCCGACTATGCAAATAAGATGAAGTCCTTGGCTAACCAGGCACGTAAGGAAATGGTACATACCGGCAAGATCGCATATTCCGCCTCTGCTAAAGCTACCTATCAGGAGGAAGTTAAATCGCTTGATGCCAAGCTGGGTATAGCATTAAAGAACGCCCCCCGTGAAAGACTAGCACAGACCATGGCTAACGGGGTAGTAAGGGCTAAGCTCCAGGATAACCCCGACATGACAAAGGCCGAAATAAAAAAAGAGGGTCAGCGTGCTTTAACAGCAGCTAGAAAATCTGTTGGCGCTCAACGCCAGTCTATCGTCATTACCGATAGAGAGTGGGAAGCTATTCAAGCTGGTGCCATTAGTGAAAATAAATTGACCCAGATTATCAACAATACCGACATCGACAGTCTTAGACAGCGTGCTACGCCTCGTGCTACAACTACCCTTAGTCCTGCTAAGGTAAGTAAAATCACGTCTATGAATGCTTCTGGATACAGCACAGCCGAAATTGCCGAATCTCTTGGCGTTTCGTCTACGACTGTATCTAAGTACTTAAGAGGAGAGGAGTGAACTTACAATGGCTAGAGCAATGTTATCAACATTTGACAACCCTTTCAATCCATTCGAAAAGTTCGATTCCTGGCTTCAGTTCGATCTACAAAAAGGTCACAATTCTTGCGAACTTTTAGGAAGAATTGCGAGAACTTCTGATCAGCTCACTGATGAAGAGAACGATGTCGAGATTGAAAGAGCAATTGATCAAATTGTAAAGTATGACTATGAACACAAATATTGTAAGATTGTACCGAAGTAAATCAAACAACACATGTGTTCTTGCAATTGCAATCATGTAAAACTAGCGACTGACACGATGACAGGTATACGGGGGTCCGCCGAAAAAGCACCCCCACCCTGCAT